TGTTCAGGCCGAAATTACCCGCCGCGAAAATGACGTTCACAAAATGGTTACGTCAAGTGAGGGCGAATTGCGCCTTGGCCGGGAACTGAAAGACGTTATTACACCGTATATGCCGATTATTCAGGCCGAGGGCGGCACCCCGGCGACTGCGGTGCAATCCCTTTTGAATACTGCCTATCAACTCCGCACGGGGACCCCGGAACGCAAGGCGCAGCTTATTCAGGAAATCGCCAATACTTACGGCGTAGACCTCGGCCATTTGACCCAAGGGCAACAGCCGCAGGATAATTACGTAAGACAGCTTCAAATGGAAATTCAAAACCTGAAGCAGACGCTGAACCCGCAGGCGATTATCGGCCAGTTGCAAGAGCAGCAAGAAACTGCTAGACTTATGTCCGATATTGAAGCTTTTAAGTCTAATCCGGCTAATAAGCATTTTGAAACAGTAAAAGCCGCAATGGCTCCATTATTGTCTTCAGGTCAGGCCAAGGATTTACAAGAAGCTTACGATATGGCGTGTTGGGCTAATCCGAATATTCGCTCCACGTTGCTACAGACCCAAGAGGCTGAAAAAGCAGCGAAGCGTAAAGCGGAAATGGATGCCAAGAAAAACGCAGCCGTATCGGTAAAGGGCAGTCCATCCGCAGCAAGCGGAAACGCAAAAACCCCTGAAAGGTCACTTAGAGAGGAACTGGCGGCTAATTTAGCTGCGGTTCAAGGCTCTAAAATCTAGGGGTGCGCGGTGTATCCCTAGTTTAACAAATTAGGGAGTTACCAAATGGCTAATCCTTCTAGCACTATGACGGAGATTGTCACTACGACGCTCCGCAATCGGACAGGTAAACTGGCCGATAACGTCACCGAAAACAACGCTCTGCTTATGCGCCTGAAGAAAAAAGGCAAAGTGAAGCCCGTTTCCGGTGGCCGCACTATCGTTCAAGAACTGGAATACGCAGAAAACGGTACTTATAAGCGTTATTCCGGGTATGAAACGCTGAACATCAGCCCGTCTGATGTGTTCACGGCTGCTGAATTTGATTACAAACAAGCTGCCGTTGCCGTGTCTATCTCTGGTCTTGAAATGCTGCAAAACAGCGGCCCGGAAGCAATTCTGGACCTGCTGGAAAGCCGCATCATGAACGCCGAGCGCACCCTCGTTAACAACATTGCCGCCGATTGCTATTCGGACGGTACTGCTGACGGTGGTAAGCAAATCGGCGGTCTGCAACTGCTTGTTGACAAAACTCCGACTGTAAGCACGGTTGGCGGCATTGACGCAGGCACGACCATTGGTGCTTTCTGGCAGAACATCGCCTATGACGGCGGTGGCACCGCTACCTCGACCAACATCCAAAGCTACATGAACGCTCTGGCCCTCCAGTTGGTCCGTGGTACGGATAAAACCGACCTCATCGTTATGGACAGCAACTACTACGCCAAGTATCTGCATTCGCTCCAGAACATTCAACGGATTACGTCCGAAGAAATGGCGGGCGCTGGCTTTACTTCGCTGAAGTATTTCGGACATGGCGGTGCTGCGGATGTTGTTCTGGACGGTGGTGTCGGCGGGGCTTGCCCGGCTTCTACCGCGTACTTCCTGAACACCAACTATATCCACTTCCGTCCGCACGCTGACCGTAACTTCACGGTTCTGGGTGATGACCGTTTCGCAACCAACCAAGACGCTATGGTCAAACTGATTGGCTTCGCTGGGAACATGACAGTTTCCAACCGTCGCCTTCAGGGTGTCATGGCGAACATTAGCTAAGGAGTTTAACAACATGGCTAAAAATAACAGCCCGGTTCTGGGCGTTGACTTGACTGATACTCCCTCGACTAATGACCGTGGTCATACCCTCGGCCAGCGCGTTTCCGGTTCGGATAACACCGAATGGGTATTCGTTCAGGCAAACGGTGCTATTACCCAATATGACACCGTGGGTATTGACGAGGACTTCCAAGCGGCTGCCCTTACGAAAGCAATGGCAGACGATGGCTGGATGATTGGCTTCGCCCAAGTGGCGTTTGCCGATAACGACTATGGCTGGGTAGCTACCAAAGGCACGAATATCCGCGCCCGTGGTGCTGCTGCCTGCGCCGCAGACGTTCCGCTTTATACGACTTCCACGGCTGGCGTTCTTGACGATACCTCGGCATCGCAAACCAAGATTGATGGCGTTGTGTTTATCGCCACGACCTCGGCAACGAATGGCGAGATTATCGCTACTTTCCCGCGTTCGTCTACGTTCTAAGCTAATTGAGTACCAAGGGGGGGGCTTTGCGGCCCCCCTTTTTTATGCTTAAATCAGATATGGATTATTTAGATTTTTGGCAGCAAAAGGGGACTAAATTTATCACCCCTTCCGATAAAGAAAATCCCGAAGGATTTGACGTTCAAGAAGTCCTGAATATGCTCATAAAGGGCAAATTATGCGAAGTGGGCTGCGGGACTGGAAGGATTGCCAAGGGCTTTATTGACTATGTGGGGGTGGATATAAACCCCAAGGCTCTAGAGATTGCCCGTGAAAAATACCCCCATAAGGACTTCCGTTTAACAGACCTAGAGGAACCTTACCCGGAAGCCGGGACCACGTTGTTCTATACCGTCTGTCTACACATTCCTGATGACCTGATAGAAAGCCAATTAAAGCGCGTGAGAAGTGATAGAATAATCATCGCGGAAATCATGGACAGGTCATATAGAAAGAACGAGGAAGGCTATACGTGGGCAAATAACAGGGATATTGAGGATTATAATAAAATCCTCGGAACGCCCAAAACGGTAGTCAATATTCCTTATGAGCATTACAAAGACACCAATATAACATTCGCGGTTTATGATGTTTAATGTCGTAATGGTTAAATGGGGCGACAAATACAGCCCTGAATACGTCAATATCCTTGTTGACGCTATCAAACGAAATTCCACGATCGAAAAGGCTTTTATACTGTTTACCGATAATCCCGATGGGATTGACGAGGGCATAGAAATACGCCCTTTGCCGGGGCATTTAAAAGGCTGGTGGAATAAGCTTTATTTGTTTTCCGAGGAAGCAGGCTTAACGGGCAGGAATGTGTTTTTTGACCTCGATACGGTTATCACTTCAAACATGGATGACGTGTTCAAATATGAAGGACCATTTGCGATTTTAAGGGATTTTTACCGCCCCCATGGATACGGTTCGGCCATTATGTCATGGGAACATAAGCCGGAAATATGGGATAGGTTCAAGGCTGAAGGCTACCCAGAGATTGAAGGCGGGGACCAAGCCTTTATAGAAAAATGCACCAAGGCTGATTTGTGGCAGGATTTTATTACTGGAATTTACTCATATAAACAAAACGACTGCGAAAGATGGCCCCCGCAGGATACGAAAATCGTATGTTTCCACGGCGTCCCTAATCCCCATGAAGTCAAAGGCTCTTGGGTGCCCCTTGTCTGGAAAAAAGGGGGTATGCAGCAATTTACCGAAAACAAAGACTTTACCAACGTCAGCGAGGACTTTCTTGCTGAAAACATGGAAGCCAATTGCAAGTTAGATTTGCCGTGGTTTATTTCAGAACCATACTCAAATAAAAAGACCATTTGCATTGTCGGCGGCAGCCCTTCCCTGAAAGACAACATAAAGGATTTGAAGCGCCGCATTCGTCTAGGGGCTAAAGTCATGTCCCTGAATGGCTCTTTGAAATACCTGCTTTCCATAGGTATTAAGCCCGATTATCATTGCCAATTTGACGGCAGGCCGGATAACGCGGATTTTCTGGATAATGCGCCGGATGGGGTTGAATACCTTATTGGCTCGATGTCGCACCCTTCCGTATTGGAAAAGGTAAAGGGGAAAAACGTCACTTTGTGGCATGGCGGTTTTGACCTTGACCGCCAGAAAAAGATACTCAAGCCCTATGACGCGACCCGTCCAGTTATGATTATTGGCGGGGGGACAACAGTGGGATTAAGAGCGTTTTACCTTGCCGGATACCGTGGCTATAAAAAGCTTGTCGTCTACGGCATGGACAGCTCTTTTAAAGGCTCGGACCACCATGCTTATTCACAGCCCTTAAATGACAAGGATGGGCGAATTGATGTATGGTTATTAGGTAAAAAGTACGAGTGCGCCCCGTGGATGTACCGGCAGGCGATGGGTTTCAAGGATGTCTACGCTAGACTGGTGGACCAAGGATTTACAATAAACGTCATCGGTGAAGGTCTAATCCCGGACATTTGTAAATACCTAAATGAAAAAAATAGTGCTATAATCCAATCCAACGAAAGGGACTTAAATGCTTAGCGACCCGCAGATTATCAAACAGGGCCAAAATTATCTTGTGAAACACGGCGACGACAGCGGCCTTTTCGTAGAATTTTTCATGCACCAAGTTGAGAACAAGGCGAAATCTACGGAAGCAGGCCGCCCGATTTTCGAGGACCGCGAGTATATCTGTATCCGCATTGTGGGCGATAATAAGACCGTGATTAAACGCCCTGTCCGCACGACCTATGACGGCGCCAATCCCCCGGATACTGAACGTTGGCCGCGTCAATATCAGGCTTTTAAAAATCAACAAAGCCAAGTCGCGGTAGAAGGTACGCCTATTAATGAATGGGCGATGATTACCAAATCAGACGCTATGAGCATGAAGGCGCTGAACATCCACACTGTTGAACAGTTGGCCGCATTGGGTGAGAATGCTATGGGCTGGCTGGGTGCGCGTCAAATGCGCGATAAAGCTAAGGCATGGCTGGAAAGCGCAAAAGAAGGTGCGGGCACTTCTCAATTGATGGAACGCCTTGCGCGTTTGGAAGCCGATAACACGGCATTGAAAAATCAGCTTCTTGCGATGGGCCAAGCCCCGGAAGAAGCCAAGCATCCTAAAAAACGTGGACCTAAGCCCAAGGGGGTAATGAATGCCGAGGACGCTTCTGGAACTGGTGCAGGCAGCCTGCGATGAAATAGGCATCCCGCAGCCGTCTGCAATCATCGGACAGGTTGACGACCAATCAAGACAACTCCTCGCCCTTGCTAATCGTGAGGGCAAGGATTTTTCTGCTTTGGCTAATTCCCGTGGTGGATGGCAGGCGCTTCACAAAGAATACGTATTTCAAACTGAAGTACAAAGCGCGACGACTGGCAACACGACAGACGGCAGCGCGGTAATTACAAACATCCCCTCCACAGCAGGCATTACTGCGGAAACATGGTCGGTTAGCGGTACAGGTATCCCGCGCGAAGCCAAAGTGGTGAGCGTAGACAGTGCCACACAAGTCACCTTGGACCGCGCTTGCACGGCGTCTGGAACGGGCGTTTCAATTACCTTTGCACAATTCGGCTATTCCCTTCCCTCTGACTTTGAATACTTTGTGCAGCGTTCCTATTGGGACGGGAATATGCTTTGGGAATTGATGGGTCCGATTACGGCGCAGGAAAAGCAGGTTTTGCGCTATGGAACGGTAGCCAGCGGACCGCGTAAGAAATTCTACGTCCGTAACAACAAAATGTACCTTTTCCCCGTTCCTGATACGGATGGCGAGGAAGTGGCGTTTGATTACTATTCAAATGCATGGTGCCAATCTTCTGGTGGAACAGCACAAACAAAATGGACCGCAGACACGGACACTTACAAGCTTGATGAAGATTGTTTCATTCAAGGCATGAAGTGGCGCTTCCTTCGTGCAAAGGGTCTGGATTATACCCAGGAAAAGCTAGACTACGACACTGACTGTATGCGTGTTCTGGCGCGTGATGGCGGTGCGCGTGATTTATCGCTTACTTATAACGGTGGTTTGAAATTCCTTGGAACGGACAATATCCCTGATGGGGGGTATGGTAGATGATAGTCAAGCCCCGCAAGGCGTCTGGCCGTCCCGTATCGTCTACCGCTTCCATGCCTGCCCCGACAGGTGGTTTGAATGGCCGTGACGCTATTGCCAACATGAAGGAAAGCGAAGCGCCTATCATGACGAATTGGTTCCCGTCTACGTCCAGTGTGGACGTTCGCAAGGGATACGCGACCCACGCCACAGGATTAACGGGGGCCGTTGACACTCTTATGAGTTACAACACCGGAACCACTCAAGAGTTATGGGCGATTGCCAACGGTGAGATTGTCGAAGTGACCGCGGCGGGAGCTGTAGGTGCTGCGGCTGTTACCGGGTTGGCAAATTCCCGTTTTCAACACATCACCATGGGGACCGCAGGTGGGTATTTTCTTCTTGCCGTAAACGGTCAGGATAAAATGCAGGTCTACACGGGGTCTGCGTGGTATGAAGACGGCACGACTACCACCATTACGGGGGTGGATACCGCGGATTGTATCCATATCAACAACTTTAAAAACCGCGTATGGCTGATTGAAAAAGACACTCTGAAAGCGTGGTATCTGCCTGTTTCCTCAATTGGCGGCGCAGCAAACGCTCTGGACCTTTCCGGCTTGTTCAAGCAGGGCGGATATTTGATGGCTATGGTAAACTGGACCATTGATAACGCGGCAGGTATTGACGATTACGC